ATATCAAAACCCTTTCAAGCTGTTGGAAGAGCTATAAACGCTTTTACAGCGCCATTAAATAGCTTCTTAAGTTTATTTAAAACAACAACAGGCCCAGTAGTAAAATCATTAAATCAAGCAAGTAAATTAGCAACAGGCATGAAGGGTGCTAAATTTGGCTCAGCTATTTTTAATTTCTTGGCAAAAGGACCGAAAATAATCTTTGGTACATTGCAAAAAATTGGATCAGCTTTTAGAGGTCTTGGTAAATTTCTTGGTAGATTCTTTGGTGTATTTAACTTTATATTTGGATTCTTTAAAGGATTTAAAAAATACGAAGATGGTAGTTTTATGACTAAACTCTTTAGTGGTATTATGGGTGGCTTTAAACAATTGTTACTCATGGGTCCAATATTTCTTCTTGATGCAGCTAAATGGGTATTAGGCAAGCTTGCAGGTCTTTTTGGATTTGAAAAAGTAGCAGGATTCTTAGACTCGTTTTCATTTACGAAAATAGTAGGAGATGCTTTTGATTTTGTTACTGATACTATTATACAATTCTTTGCTCGCTTAAAAGATAGTATTGCAGATATTGGAATAGGCGGTTTAATTAAAAACTCAATGTTACAATTATTAAAAATATATAAAAAAATTGTTACCTTCCCATTAGCTGTCGCTGCTGGTGGTTTAGGCGCTATCGCTGCTATGTTACCTGGTGGTAGAACTCCAATGGAAGGATTCAAAGCTGGATTTAATAAAGTCTTTACTGCAGGTGACGCAAAATTAGAAAATATGAAATCTAAAGCTGATGGAAAGGATAATGAAACTGGACAAGCTTTGATTATGAAGTCAACAGAAGGTAAAGAGCTAAGAGATAATATATTTGCTGACTTCGCTAGATCAGTAGAAACAAGTCAAAATCCACCAAGACCGACAATTAGTCAACAAATCTCTCAAAAAGGCGGTGATGTGGTTAATATGGTTACAACTGCTACAAAAGAAACTATAAGCAGCGTTGGTGGTGTTATAGCAAATTCATATAGCTAAAAAAAAGGACTCTTAAAAGAGCCCTTGAAAAAACTGTGGTGGAGTTTTTTAATTCAAATTAAGAATCCTTAGCGAGTTTCGCAAAATAACTTAACGTATCATCTTCTTCAGCTGATTGTCCAACTGTTGTATCAAAAGGATTATCATCCGCTGACACTGTTGGAGCTGCAACACTTGGTTGAGCTTGGAAAGGATCTGCTACTGGTGCGTGACCTGCAGTTACTCCTAATACCTTATTAAGTTTCATTGAGAGCTCATCATAAGTCTTATAATTCTCTGGAAGTAAAAAGTCTCCTAAAGAATAGAGTTTGTCATAGATTTCAGTAAGTCTTGCTTCATCGCCATCAAATAATGAGGCTGGTGAAGAGAATTCTGATTTGTCATAGTTGACCCACCCTTCTACTTTTCTGATTTTAATCTTGAAGTCTGCACCTTCCCAGAAATCGTAAGGATTTACTGGATTTTCATCAGCGAACTGAGGTTGCATAACATCCATGATTTTATCAAAGATTTTTTTACCAAACTTATAAAGTTTGACTTTTCCTTCATTTTGAGGATTATCAGGATCAGAAACAATCAATACGTTTGATACGTAATGTAGTCTTCTTTTCCTTTCTCTTGCAAGAGCTTTATCTTCATCTCGACCTGAGTTCCAAAGTAAACCATTTGATTCGCTTAGTGGATCTGGTTGTCCAATGGAGGTTAAAGAGTTTTCGATATACCATAAGCCAGATGGGCCTTTAAACCCGTGATCCCAATACCTTACCCAAGGAAGATCTTCACCTTCTTTAGCTGGTAGGAATCTGACTACGGCATAACCGTTTCCTGCTTTATCTCGTGTCGGTTTCCAAAACCTATCGTCATCGTAAGAATTAGATTCTGTTTTGGCTGTTGATACGGCTTCCGCTGCTTTTACGAGTTTGTCGATTGACGAGCCTCGCATGCTCTTTAGATTTTCTAGTGACATATATTTTCTCCTGTATTTACACTGTATTTTACTGAATTATCCACTTTATACATAATGTTATAGTATATTATACCACACTTCTATGGTTTTGTAAAGGTTTCTTTTAACAAATTTAAGCATTTGTTTCGATCAAACTTTACGAATGGTCTGTATTTCATAATCTTTCTATAGATTTCCGGCCAAATAATTGTGTCCGTTATCTTTTTATTTTCACGTTCTACAAAACCAAGTATCGAATCCAAGATGACTACCGTTTCTAAGAGTATCTCTTCTTGCATCCAAAGTTTTATAATTAATGGATGACTATTATCTTCTGCTTCGAAAAGAGAATCAAATGGTATATCCATATCATTAAGTTTATTTATATCAGTTTGAAACTGATAAGTTAAAGATTCCATAACCTTTTTATGGTCTCTATAATATCTTTCGCCGCCTTCATTAAGCATATCACCGACATACTTAACGTCGTTTTTAAAGTTAGCAACATAGAATTCTTTTAATTCGTTTTCGTATGTATTCGCTAGCTTGGCAAAGAAATATTTATCCTTCCTATTAAAGAATGAGGTAGGTTTTACTGAAGTCTTAAAATGATATTTAATCGCATCGTATCCATCTGTTTCGAAATGGAGCTTAAGCGCATTATATAATTTATAAGATTCAAAAGGATCATTCATTACCAATTATGTACCACGTTTGCCATTATAAAAAAGCAAGTTAAAAAGTTAACGCTAACAATAAGAGTACGTAGACATGCTACATAATTATCATAAGGTTCGGTCTTTTCATCTGAAAATCCACCTAAGGAGTATTTCCATATAGTCCATAATTGATTCATATAGGTAGTTTATTAGTTCTTTTAACTTTAATAAGATTTAAGCTTGCTGCTTCTTCTTCAATCTTTTGTTTCAAAGAATCTGTTAAAAGCTTTTTCATATTCTTATAGTCCATTGCTCTTTCCTCAACAACATAAGATGCTGCATCGATATATGACATATTGCTATTTGCTACAAGATGCTCTACTGCTGCAGAGAATCTCTTCTTTGTCATAATTTTTTGTTCTATTGGATTATCAGTCATATTAAAATACCCTCATTAAGATACAATCAGCATTAATTCTGCCTGATGGTATACTTACTTTTGTTGTTAATGAGTCCCATAGCTTTTCAAGCTGTTTCTCAGTTTTGTTAATTACCATAGGTAATATCTCATCAGGTTTTCTGATGGTTGCTTGTTTGCTTGAACCACTAAAGTTCTTGATTGAAGTCCCTGAGACTTCGAATCCTCCAATGGAATCTGTTGTGTATTCAATAAGTTTCTTATTCTTTCTATTGTATACAAACAGCTTGTGTTTCGTGGGTATAAGAACTGGATTGATTGATGTTAACTTCACATCGTCATCCTCTTCACAGTACTTAAGCTTAGACACTTGCTGATCAGATGCTTTCACCTTCTTCGCTCTTGGCATCTTTGTAGCTTTAAATGAAGATCGTAGCTTTTCTAAGTCATCAAAGACTTCTTCAAATTGCTTCATGATCTTTCTTTTATCTCCTTTAGAGATATGTGAGTATCCTTCGATACAGTTCTCATCAGTCTTTTCATAAGCTGCTTTGATGTTCTCATACTCTGGCTCAATAAGAGCTTTGAATGTATTAATGGCATTGCCTTTTAATCCATGTCCTTTAAATCGATTGTAGCAACTAAACGTTTGAGTGAAGTTGTTATCGAACCATCCTTCAACAATAATACTATCCCAATCATGATAGATTGTATCAAGTACTTTTGTCTTTGCTCTTTCAGCTGGAGAGATGACAACGACTTTCGCCTTTTGTTTCTCTTCAATCTTCTTAAGCGATAAGCCTTCTTTATACATTGCATTAATGTGAGCTTTTGCTTTTTCAAGAATAGCGTCTTCGTATTGATATCCACGAGTATAAAGCTTTATAACTTTATTAACTTTCATGAACTTAGAGTCTTTCAGTCTTTTAAGTACTGATATTTTCTTTTTGTCGTATCCACAGTAGTCCATTGCGAACTGATGTGTGGTTGGCATATAGTCTTTTTGTTTGTAAAAATAGTTATACCAATGAGCGCCTTTTGTCCAGACAAGATCATTAAATTCTGATTCTTCTGTATAGATGGGTTCTGGTCCAAGATACTTATCATCAAGACTTGGTCCTCTTTTCTTTTTGCGTGCTGCCATATTTCTCCTTATATATGTTTATAGTTATATTATATCACATTCCTTATCAAATGTAAACGATTAATTTTAGGTGGCCAAAACTCCGCAGTGATAAGGAGTTGCGTTAATGAGCTCCGGCCTTTGATTAGTTATCTCCTACTTGAAATACATAATTTTCAGCTGCATCTTCTGCAAAGGATTCGTTATGTATACCCATAGGTGTAATAGCGATAAGATTATCGTTAACAAATTTATGAACACAATAGATTCCGTCTTCTCTTTGTGTTACTTCTGCTCTTCGATTCTTATGAGTGTAAGTTGAAAGCTGAGTATAAGTATACCTCGCTTCTATTATTTCATCGAGTTTGGCTTCTATATCGTCGAGCCGAGACATGACATCTTCAAAATTATACATCGTCGTTGTTCTCCATAAATAAATAATAAATTGTGCCACATGCTAATGCGGCCATGATTGTGTAAATTAAAACTTCCATTAGTTTCTCCTCATATTGCTGATATCTTCAGCTTCTTGTTGACTGATTACTGGTACTGCATTTGACTTATGCATTGTTGCAATACCTTTAACAAGAGTTCCTGTGTATATAGGTGACTCT